CACGCTACTGCTCCCCCGTTAGTTTGCGGCTCGCGTCCACCAACCAGCGGTACACGAAGGCGACTCGGACTGCTGGGATCACCAGCAGGGTCAGAGACATGACGCCGGGAGCGGCCAGCGTCAGTGAGGAGTGGTGAAAGATCATCCAGGCCAGGCACGCCGGGTAGGCGAGCATCAGGGCGATGAGCACGCTCGCGGAGAAGAGCTCGAGGCGTGCGTGCTTCGGGAAGTAGGCCGCCGCGAACGCAGACACGAGGGCGACGGCCGCGACGATCAGCGAGTAGACCACCTGGAAGGTGTGGCCGTAGACAGTCTGCAGGCTCGGCACCCCGAGGATCGCTCCGACGACGCCCCACGCGGCGATCAAGAGGTACTTGACCGTCGTGCCGCGGTGGAAGGCCGTGACCAGGAGGTCGACGGCGAACAGGTCCCGCCCCTTGGTGGAGCGGAACACTGTCCCGTCGAGGAGAGATCGTCTCATGGTCAGAGCGTGTTCAGGAAGCGCTGCCAGGCGCTCCAGGTGTACTTGCCCGGGATGCCGTCGAGCGCGCCCGTGTAGCCGAAATTCCGCAGCCAGAGCTGGAACGCGCGCCAGGTCCAGCGACCGGGCTTGCCGTCGGCCGGGCCGAGGTAGCCGTAGCGACGGAGGAACTTCTGGAGGGCGCGGTAGGTGAAGACCCCCGGGCGACCGTCGGTCGGTCCGGCGTAGCCGTATGCGCGGAGCCAGCCCTGCGCCTTCCGCCACTCGTCCGTCTCGATCGTCCCGTCCACCTCGTTCTGGTTGAGGCGGGCGTTCATCCAGGCGACCGCCTGGGTCATGGGGATGCGGACGCCGTGGAGGTACGCGTCCTCGTGGACGTGCGGGCCAGTGCTCGCGCCGGCGCCCCAGGTACCCTTGGCACCGCCCGAGTGCCCGGCGAGCTGTCCCTCCGTGCGTGAGTGCGAGATGCCGCCGACCGTGAGACCGCTGGCCGACTGCGCGTGGAGCGCGCGGACGGTGAGACCCGCGAGGCGCTTGTCCGTCGGGATGCCGCTGATGACGCTCGAGCGATCCCCGGCGACCCAGAAGCGGTACTTGCCGGTGACCGGGGCGTAGAGCGGGGTTCCGCTGTTGACCGCCCAGTCTTCGCCTCCCTCCGAGCCGCGGCGCCTGTGGGCGGCGTGGTCGGCGGTGAGGAGCGGGTTGCCGTTGTGCCAGAGTCTGGGCATGGTGTTCTCCTTCTATCGGCGTGCGTCGAGGTCGCCGCGGGGCCACAGCTGACCGGTCTTGGGTGGGGTGTAGCGGGCGAGGGTACCTGCGAGGCGGAACTCCGTCGAGTCGATGTCCCCCATGGTCAAGATAGCATCCAGAGGAGACATCATTTGAATGTCGACGGTTTCGAGGAGGTTATCTCGAGTGTCGACTGCATAAGTATCGGGAATCGTAAGAGAACTGAAAACATCCGTGACGTTGACGAGTTGGAAGTCAACAGCTCCGAAGCTCGCCATCACGCCGCCTTGAACATCACTGCCGCGAAGTAAGCTCCTGCAGAGCCGCCCGCTGTAGCGAGGGTCCACTGATCCCCGCCGATGGTGACGGTGTCTCCTCGGGTGATGGTCGACGTTGTCGTGACCCAAGCAACGTCGCGCAGCGCCCCGTAGATCTGGTTACCAGGAGAGTTATTCAGCGTGCCCGCGCCGGTAGTGATTGGCATTCTCCAGGCGAGGGGATTCATTCCTCCGAGCGTGGAGGGACTCGGGAGCATCTCGTTCGGAACGTTGAGGACGCTCTGAATGAGCGTACCCGCGTTCATCATTCCGACTCGATCCGAACTGCTTTTCGAAGCAGTCGACTGTCGAGGATAGCGGGTCAGGTAGATCGAGTTAGTACCGCTGGAGGCCAAAGCTGCCGTGCAGATGGGGAATCGCTCTCCCGCAGGGATCACCGTGATGAAAGAGCTCTCTTCGAAAGAACCCGCGTAGTAGATAGAGGTCGGCTCAAGCGAGCTCATCATGATGATGCGGTTGTTCGTCACGGAGATCCAGTACCCGAACGACGATGAGCTCGTGAGAATCCGGCAGTTTCCAGAGGGGACTCCGGTCGCATTGCTCCAGTTCACGTTCTCGAAGGCGTACTGAGTCGCCCCGCTCCTCGACCAGAACGTGTTCTCGATGGTGTAGCTGGAAGTCCCAGAGAGCACCATTCTGGTAGCAAGATCCGTAGCCGGGTCGTAGTCCTCCATTACAGTAGCGTAGAGAGTTCCCGAGCCCGTCGTGTTGTACCGAAGAGCGAGGAACCACTTCAGCCCCGTCGCGTTGTTCGCGGCCGGGTTCTCCCAGACCTTGTACGTTGTTGCGCCGATGACCACCGTGTCGACCAGCGTGTAGCCGTTGGCCGTGAGACCGGGTGCGACGAGGTTGTAGAGATCGAGGCTGGCGTTCGCAGTCGCGAGCGTACCAGTGATGTAGGTCATGCTAGAGCTCCTTGAATGTGATCGTGACGGTGACCACGCTCGCGGCACCGGAGAGGTTCGTGATCGTAGCGGGGATGTTGCCCGCCGTCGCCTCGAAGCCGAAGCCGACAGCGGAGGGGGCGATGACGAAGCTCAGAGCCGTCGTCGTCGTGAGGAGGTCGAGCAGCAGCCCGTGGTTGCCCACCGGGTCGCTGCCCGCGTTCCGACCGAGGTCGGCAGTGCGCTGGGCCTCCGTCGCGTAGAGCCGCACCCGTGCCGGAACACTGGTGACGACCTTCCCGACCGCAAAGCTCGGGGTCATCGTCGCCGTCATCTGCTGGTGCGCGTTGTTCGCGAGCGACCCGGTCGTCAGGACGACCGTCGAGATTGGCAGTGAGCCGGCGGCCTCGATGTCGAGAGTGTGCTGGTCAAGGGCGGCCTCGATGTTCTCGAGAGCCGTGGCCGTGACGGGGGTCGTGGTGGACGGGTAGTCCTCCCAGGTGGGGTTGCCCGTAGTGGTTCCCATCAGGACCCCTCTCTGTCTCGCTCATTATACCGGCTCATCAGAGCTTCCTCCAGGTTCCGGAGATCTTCTGCCAGGGAATCAGCCTCACCCAGTTGCCGCCGCCGAAGCTCGGGTAGGCGTTGGGATCGCTCGGGTACATCGTGTTCGGGTAGAAGCCGAGCAGCTTCGCCCAGAGATAGCCGGGGCGATAGGTCCCGGCGATGCGCATCCAGATCGAGCGCGGGATCGGCGGCGTCCCCGTCGTCGTGAACTCCACCGGCAGGCTCATCGAGCCGGGGCCTGCGCTCGCAATCGCCCAGACCTGAGCGTAGTGCAGCGAGCTCGCCTGAAGCCCTGTGACCACTTGGCTCTGCGTCGTCGAGTCCACAGTGAACGTCTGTAGTCCCGCACCCCACGCCTTGTTGCGCGCCACGCGGATGCGGTAGCTGATGATCGTCGCGCCGAGCATCGGGAACGGGGCGTCCCACGAGACCACGCACGTCGACTCGGTAACGCTCGTGACAGTCACCGTTCCGGGCGGGCCCGGGACGTCCGTGCGAGTAGTGAAGACGACCCAGTCGCCCCACTCACTCCAGCCAGAGGCGTTGGCCACTGCCATGCGGAACTCGTACGCCTGCCCCGGGCTGAGGTCCGACAGCAACAGGGGGCGGTAGCCGCCCTCCGTGTACTCTCCAACCTCAGTCGCGGGCGCGAAGGTGTTGAGCTGTACCCGCACGTTCACGAGCTCCGAGCCGCCGTTGTCTGCCACGGCGGGCATCGTCGTGTACGCGGTCGTCGAGGCCAGATCGCTGACCCCGTAGGCCGTCGGGACACTCGGCACGCTCGAGTTTGTCGTGATGGTCAGGATCGGAGAGTACGGGCCCCAGCCGACCGCGTTGCGGGCGCGCCAGCGGTAGTAGTACGTCGTCGCCCGGTTCAGGCCGGTGAAGCTCGGCGTCGTGGTCGCGCTCGTGGCGAGGATCGTCGTGAACGCTTCGCTCGTCGAGAGCTGGCCGGCTCGCTCCGTCAGCGCGCCGCCCGTGTAGCTCGGGTCCACGAGGCTGAGGTTGATCGCGGTCGTCGTCTTCGACAGCAGAACGGGCGTGGGCGGCGCCGTGGGGACGGTGACCGTCGTCGCCTCGCGGGTGCCCGACCACGCCCCGTCGCCGGAGCCGTTGACCGCCAGCACGCGGAAGTAGTACTTGACGGTGGTCGACAGGCCCGTGATTGTCGTCGAGAGCACGTTACCCAGCGTCACGGTCTGGACGTTCGTTGTGAAGCCCGACGTCGTCGAGCGCTGCACCTTGTAGCCCGTGATCGCGCTCGTGCCCGTGTTGCTCGGGGCCGTCCAGCTCAGTCCGACCGTGGTCTCCCCGACGCTCGTGACGGCCGGAGTCCCCGGAGCCCCGGGAGGTGCCGAGATGCGAGGGAGCGTCAGCGTCGAGCTCTGGGTGTTGGACCAGCTCGTGCTCGAGACCTGCTGGTGGAACGGATACGCCGTGCTCGTGCCGCTCCAGTAGCCGTTCGAGTTCGCCGGCACCCAGATGTCCTGCACGACCTCCCAGCGCAGGGTCCCGTTCGGCACGCCGCTGACGAGGAACGGGTCGCCCTGCCGGTTGGCGACCAGGGTCCCGAGGTTCAAAGGGCTGATTGAGCCGCCGCCGTGCCCCCGGTGAAACCCGAAGTCGTTGTTGAAGCTGGTCGTGTTGCCCTTGTTGTAGCAGCGCAGCGTGAAGCGCACGCGCCAGCGTCGACCGGCCGTGTCCGTCTCGGCGATGTTGGCGTAACACTGGAACTGGGTCGTCGGAGCGACGGGGCTCGTCCAGTCGATTACCGCCACTCTATCACCGCCCTAGATCGTGTACTGGAAGTACAGGTCGCCGTCAGCGCCGCCGCTCGGCGCCGCCGTCCCGCTCGAGAACCCGCGGAGCTGCGAGACCTTCGGCAGGTACGCCTTGTCGATCTCTCCGCTGGTGATGTCGTCGCCGTCCACCTGTCCCGGCCGCAGCACCTGAGTGTCGTCGAGGAGCGAGGCCGTGCCGAAGGCGGGCTTGTTCGTGATGTCGGCCCAGTCCGACCCGTCGATGCCGGCGAGCTTGTCGCGCTCGACCTGCGTCATCTGGACCTTGGTGAGCCCGTCGGCGATGTCGTCGGCGTCGAGCACGACTGCCCCGGTCTGCCCGTTGACCGACTCGACACCGCCGACGAGCTCCTCCCAGTCCCAGCTGTCGACGCCGTTGGCAACGGGGACCCATCCCGCGGGGACCCCTGTCGCGTCGAGCCCAGCGCCGCCACCACCTGCAGCGATCTGAGCCCAGTCGGCGTCGCCGTCGAGAGCGCTCATCTTGACGAGCACAGCACCGGGAGAGCCACCGGGCGGCAGGAGGTCTCCAGCGCTCGGCTTGTTGAGGATCTGGCTGGGGTCGCCCTCCGGGGCGTTCCAGTCGGCGCGGACGTTGGCCTGCGCGCCGGGCTCGATGCCGTCCAGCTTCAGCTTGTCGCTGACGGTGAAGCTGACGATGCCGGGGGCGAGCGTGGCACCGGTCTCGATCTTGAGGGCGTTCGCACCCTCGAGCGCGATGCGGAGGGCGCTGGCCGTCTCGCCACCGACGTAGGTGCTGCCGACGCTGGCGGCCTCCGGGTTGTCGACGAGGTCCACGACGCCGCGACCGAGGACGCTCGAGTAGCCGTCGTTGAGGAGGACCAGGGCGAACGGGTACTCGCCCGGCTTGAAGTCGAGGTCGCTCGCCTGCAGGTAGAGAGCCGCGTACCCCGTCGTGGGGTCCTCGATGATGGCTGCCGCGTTCGTGATGAGGTTGTCGGCGTCAGCGACGTCGGTCCCGTCGAATGGGCTCTTCTTCACGACGAGGCGGATCGTCGACCCCGTGATGTCGAGAGCTCGACCCGCGCGGTCGGTGATCCACACGGACAGCGCGAAGCTCTTCCGCGCCTCGAGGCGCAGGACGAGGTGCTGTCGGGGCGAGTTGCCCAGGTGGCTCATGCGGCACTCCTGCTCTGTCTAGATGACGGGCCGCCGGGAGATCTCTCTCGCCGACGGCCCGCCTGCTCCCTGGAGGGAGCTACTGCATCTGCTCCTCGGGGGCGGGAGCGCCTTCCTCGGGGGCCGGCGCACCACCCTCGGAGGCCGGGGCTCCGCCTGCAGCCTCGGAGAGGGCGTCGATCGCCACACCCGCGAGATCCTGGATCTGCGTGAGCAGCTCGATGAGCTGATCCATGCTGGCCTCCTAGACCTCGTTGTGAGCCACGTCGCCGGTCTCCTGGATGGGGAGAGCGGCGTCGAGGTTCGTGGTGCCGGTGTACGGCGAGTGGAACCACTCGGGGCGAGAGATCGCCGTGTCCGCACCCGACAGCGGGTAGGTCTCGGGGCCGACGTTGGTCTGCGCCCGAGCAGCCGCCACCATCGCCGCGACGTTCGTGAACGAGGTGTCCACGACAGCGAGGTTGGTGGGCGAGGCCGGGAGGAAGAGCGGGACGATGCCCTCCGAGAGCTGGTCGATGGCCCAGCAGTCGTAGGAGAAGTCCTGCACGTACTCCGTGCCCTTGAACCGGGTGCCGCCATCCTGCTGGCGACGCTCCGAGAAGTGCTCGTAGGTCTGGATCGCGTTCTTGTACGCGGCCAGAGCGACGACCTGACGGAGCGTGCGGCCGACCGTGGTCGTGTCCGCCACCGGGTCGACCACGAGGTTGACGTCGGTGAAGACCTTCGGCATGAACTCCGGGTGGATCTTGACGAGCTTCCAGCTGCCCTTGAGCGTGCCGAGGTAGCCAGCCGCCTGCGCGCCCGAGATGTCGCCGTCGCGGAGGAGCTTGAAGGCGCTCTCCGTGCCGGCGCCCGCGTCGATCAGCGCGTTGATGAAGACGAGCTCCATCGCGCTGGTGATGAGCAGGAAGCGCTCGCTGTTGCCGAAGTTGCTGTCGAACCAGTTGTCCGAGAACAGGAGCGTGAGCGCGTCGAGCGTGGACAGCGGGTCCGCGTCGTCGATGTACATGCCCTTGATCGTCGCGAACGACGGCTGGATCTGGTTGTCGTAGTCCTCGCCAGGCTCGGCGATCCACTTGTAGTCCGCCGCGTTGCCGGTGTTGGCGATGCGGTGGACGCCGGCCGTCTGCGGGCCGACCGTGTCGCTGGCCGTGCGGGGCACGAGCTTGCCGGTCATGTGACCCGACACCGCTGCCAGGAGGCAGTACTTGTCGTGGTCGCGGAGGACCGTGGTCTGCATCTTGCGACCCGTGTACTCCTGCACGATGTTCTTGATCGGGGAGTAGCGGAGCTGCTCCTCGAACACCGTGAAGCCGAAGCTGCGGTGGCGCGACATCGAGTACTCGCGCCAGAAGATCGGCGGGACGCCGTTCTTCCACTCGGAGGTGAACTCCGAGCCCGAGTAGTGGTCCGCGCCGATGCGCGAGATGTCGGCGTCGACGATGTAGTCGTCGACTCGGATGTCAGGAACCTTGATGGACCGGGCCATCGGGTTCGGCTTGATCTCCGAGCCGGTGAACATACCGGCGATCGGGGACGTGATGCGGAGGTACGTGGCCAGAGCGACCTGGTAGTCGGTGAGATTGTCCTTCTGGACTGGTGCGACCATCCTGCATCCCTCCTTTCTAGAGGCTCTTGATCGCCGGTCTTTCCGGCGAGCTCATTCTGTCGTGCTTTACAACTCTTCGCTGGATTTATACAGCCGCGACCGGCTGTTCTGCGGGAGATTGTGACGATGGGACCCCTAGTACAGAGCCAATCTCTCCCAGAGCCTCTCGCATCAGGGTCAGCTGATCCTGCTGGCCAGCCTGCACCTGGACGATCTTGTTCAGCTCCTCGTCCCTCTCAGCCCGGAGAGCGCTGAGCTGCACCTCGAAGCCGGCGTTGTTCTCCTCGGTGGCTGCGACCTCTGGGGTGACGCCCTTCTTCCAGATCTCCTTGAGGCTGCTGTTGTGCGCGCTGCCACTGAGCTCGATCTGCCGCTCGATGATGAACATCATCGCGGCGTTCGCCTTCTGGATGCTGGCCTGGTCTCCCGCCGCGGCGAGTGCCGGCATCGCCTGGCTGAGCGGGACGAACAGCTCGTTCAGGATGCGCAGCTGCTTCTCGTCCTCCATCTCCACGAGGCTGCCGGGCACCGTGCGCACCCAGTACTCCTTGGCCAGGTCATCGAACTCGATGCCCTTGAGCGAGCCGTCCTCGTTGAAGTTCTCGTCCTCCTTCAGCCCGGCGTTCAGCAGGGCCCGGCGGGCGTCCGCCGTGGGGATGATCTTCGGGACGTAGCCCTTGAGCTCGTGGAAGTACAGCGTGAGCGCGTAGCTGCAGTACCGGCTGAAGAAGCCTTCGATGGCCTTCTGGTAGTTGTTGGTCGTGATGTCGACCATCTGCTGCTGCGCCTCGACGCCCTGCGGCGTCTGGCTCATCATGCCGCCGGTGGACTGGCTAGCCATCTGCTGGTCCGCCGCGCCCACGAGCTGCACCATGTTCGCCGCGTTCTGCTGACTGATGCCGTTGAACTGGAGCAGCGTCTGAGTGTTCACCTCGAACGGCTCGATGCGGGCGTTCGGGTTGCTGATGTTGGTGAACTTGCCCGGGCTGAGGTTCGGGACGCCGTTCACCATGCCGTAGCCGATGATGCTGGGGTTGATGTTCCGGTACCACATCTTCATGGCGCCGTTGAGCATCAGGTCCTGGAACTCCTGACGGCCGTAGACGAGCTCGACCTGGCTCTTCCCGAGCGGCTGGTTCTCGTCCTTCTCGAGCACGAGGAAGAAGACCGGGTGCTCCTTGAGCGGGTGCTTGTTGTGCTCGATGCGCAGCAGCAGCCCAGTCGTGGCCTCGAACGTGAGGAAGTGGTCGCCCGAGCTGTTGTACCAGGTGATGATCTCGTAGCCCTTGGGGATGATCCCGTGCTTCTTGGTCTGGTGGTCCACCGACTGCTGCTCGCGCGAGGGCGGGCTGTTCTTGAGCAGGGTCTTCAGCGCGGCCGGGTCCCAGCCCGAGACCTGCCGGCGCACGAGCGCGACGATCTCGCCCTTGGTGAGGTAGCGCCGGACGTAGACCGACGTCGCCTTGCGGATGTCCTTCGCGCCGGGCTCGGGGAAGACGTCGCGGTAGTGGATCGTGTCATACTCGATCCTCCAGCTACCGCCCGCGTCCTGCGTCAGCGCCGGGATCACGCAGTCGAAGCCGAGCGTGATGCTCGTCTTCGCGCTGGCGAACAGGTTCTGCTGCATGTCGTTCGAGTACTGGTCGTCCCCGATGATCTTGCTCTTGAGGATGTGCTTGACGAACACCCCCGCCGCGCTCTCGTCGTCGTGGACGCTGACGATCTCAACGTTCGGGGTGTTCTGGACGAGGTTGCGGGCCATGCGCCGCACCATGCCCGCGATCTCGCCGCTGCTGACGTTCGCCAGGTCGGGCTTCGTGGTCGCGACCTCAGCGTCGGCGAGCCGCACGAGCTTGTCGTAGTTCTCCACGCGGGCGTCCATCTCCCGCTTGAAGTCCCGGAACTCGTGCTGGATGCGCGCTGCACACTTCGCCAGGGCGTGGTGTGCCAGCGACCCATCTCGGTCGTCGAGCTCGTACCTCTCGTACCAGTCTCCGAACTCCTTTACGGAGTCGTACTCGCCTACTGCCACTGCTTCAGCCTTCCTCGCTCAGCCGAGAACCGTTCACGCCTAATCATGGCGCGACGGAGGATCACGTTGTCCACTCTGATGTACGGGATGTTCCGACCGTACGTCGGGTTGTTGCGGTCGGGGGCGTTGATGCGGTAGCTGTAGCCGCCGCCTCCGCCGCCGCCGAATCCTCGGCCTCCGCCGTAGGGGTCGTTGCCCCAGCCCGGCTGGCGAATCGCGTCGATGACGTCCTCGAAGCCCTTCTTCATGGCCTCGAGGATGTCGTCCTCGGTCGGGTTGGTCCAGCTGTCGTCGACGAGCTCGAGGCTCCTCATCCCGGTGTTGAGCTGGTTGAAGGGGTCCGCGCTGTTCAGGCGGTTGTCGAGTTGCAGGTTGCCGGCTGCAGCCTCGAAGCGACGGAAGGCGCCCTGCCCGAAGAAGTTCTCGAGCTTGCCGCGCTCTACGCCGGTCGCCATCGGGAACCCGTCGGGCCCAACGACGTAGGTCGTGTTGAGCTGGTTGTAGGTGACCGTCGGGTTCCACGGGATCGCGTCCTTGAAGCGGCCCTGGCTCCAGACGACCTCGTTCAGCGGGATCGCGCTCGGGTTGCTGTCGCTGCCCCACCAGTACTGGCGCACTCGGTCGACGGCCTCGTCCTGGGTGAGCCCGAGCTCGAGTCCCTCCAGGAGAATGTCGCCCATCAGGTCCTCCTGGATCTCCTCGCGCTGCTCGAACGTGAGGAACACGTTCTGCAGCGCCGGGTCTCCGGGTCGAACGGTGCCGGCCATGAGACCGCGGAGGACAGCGGCGCCACCCTCTCGGGTCAGGGTCTCCCGCTCGTTCTCGGGGTCCCACATGCTGAGCACGAGCGCAGCGGCGTCCTCGGTCTCGAGCGCCTGCCGCTCGATCGTCCGCTCCTTGATCGCCTGGTCGGAGCGGAGGAGCGACTGCTGCGTCCCGATCGAGCCCGTGAAGAGGCTGTAGAAGAGCGCCAGGGTCGCGCGGTTCTCTCCGAGCTGGCGGAGAGTCGCCTCGTCCCAGGTGCGACCGACGTACTCCTCGCGGATCGTGCCGTCATCGTTGAACGTCTGCTGCAGCGCGCTCGTCTCGGCCGGCTGGCCGAGGTCGTTGCGCACGAGGCGGCCGTCGCCGTCGACCTCGGGCAGGACCCACGGGTCGCGGTCGTACTTGTCCATCGTCGTGTACAGGCTGTTGATGAACGAGTTCTCGAAGAGCATCCGCTCGAGCCGCATGACGCTGTTGATGAGCAGGTTCGCCGAGGACGCGAGGTCCTCTGGCGTGCCGCGCGCCTCGCTGTCGAGGCTCGCCGCGTAGAGCTCCGCGGCCGTGCGGCTGGCGTCGTCCCAGTACATCGTGTTGATCAGCGGCATCGCCTCGACCGCGTCCTCGAAGCCCCAGAGCACCTGGCGGTAGTCGCCGGTGTCGATGAACTTCGCGATGCCGAGGAACGGGCTGACGAACTGCTTGACCGTCCAGTGCATGACGGCCGGGCTGGTCGTCTCGCCGCCGGCCTCGCCCACCCGGAAGTACTCCTCGAGGAACAGGATGTTGTCGAAGTAGACCGTGTCGGCGTTGCGGAAGTCCTGCTCGAGAGTGCGGGGGTCGTCCATCAGGACGCCGCCCTGCACGCTCGCCATGCGCCGCAGTCGACGATCCTCCTCGTCCTCGCCGGTCAGTCCCAGCTGGCCGACCATCAGACCGAGCCCCATCAGCGCGGTGTGCGAGAGGCCGCCCTTGATGAAGGCGTCACTGAAGTCGATGCTGGTCTGCACCTCGCCGAGCAGGTCGAACCCGTGGACCGCGGGGTCGTACTGCTCGCCGCGGAGGAACGCCTGCACCCGCCCGCCGCTCTTGCCGGTGGTGCGGTTCGTGAGCAGCACACTCATGATCGCGTCGGCGCCCTGGAGGCCGAGGATGTTCGTCGCGAAGTTGAACGCGTAGTTCTGGAACAGGAACGGGATCTTCAGCGCGAGGTGACTGAGGACGTTCACGCTGTACCGGCGGTTCGCCGCGAGGGCGTCCACGCTGCCACCGAACAGGACGCTCGCCGTCGTCTGCTTCATGCTGCGCAGGTCGGCGATCTTGTTGAGCGCCATGCGGTGCGCGTCCGGGTGGTTGTTGCGGAACGACATCGGGTTCTGTCGGAGCTCTGCGATCGCGCGCTCGGGCGTGACCGTCGAGTCGCCGAGCTGCGAGTAGTACGTCATGATCGTCGTGACGTAGATCCGGCTCAGCGTCTCCTGACGGATGCCGCGAGTCGGGTCCTGCCACTTGGCCGAGACCCGAGCGACCGAGTCCAGCTTGCGCTCGATCCAGTTCGCGTCCTGCAGCTTCGGGTGCTGGAACAGGTCGTGGTACAGCATCCCGCGGAAGCCGGCGTTGCCACTCAGGTCCTGCTGCGCGGCCTGGGCCGAGGCTCGAGTCGCGTCCGAGTACGGGCTCCAGCCCGAGACCAGGCTCGACGTCGAGTCGCCCGTCAGATAGCCCTGCGCGTTCTCGAGCGTGGAGCGGAAGAACGCCTCCACCGGGGCGCTGATCCAGAGCAGCGGGTTCATCATGCCCTGCGCCGCGCGGAGCGACACGAGGCTGCGCATCAGTGCGTTCGTCGTGGTCCCGTCGTGGCGGTAGCGGAAACCGGTGTGGCGGACCTCGCCGAGCGACTGCGAGATCTGCTCCTGCATGTCGCCCTCGGCCTTCCACCGGCTGATCGAGCCGAGCCGGCGGGCCATCGCGCTCTTCGGCGGGTACTTCCCGGCGTACTTGCCGTCGTGGACCTGGCCGCCGAAGATGTCCTCGTAGGTCGCCGTGCGAGCGTCGTAGATCGGCATCTCGCGGAGCAGCTGGCTGGTCGTCGGGTCGAGGCTGACAATCATCTCGTTCGTGCTCGCGTCGAGGAGCTGCAGCTGCTTGAGCTGGTCCACGCTCGTCGGCAGGCCGC